TAAATATTTCCCCAACGGGGGGAAACATCAACAGCAATTTCTACAGTTTCCCTTTCAACACCTGGCCCCCTTACCGCAATTGTCTTAAATTTAGTATCTTTTGTCTTACTGTCAATTCCTTCAATCTGGCCGGAGTTCTTCATGGCGTAAAATACCTGCTCTCCTTTTTCTTCTCCATACTCTTCTTTAAGAGAAGCCATTATTTCTTTACCTTTGTCTGTTAATGGATCACCGGTGTATTTGTCTTGTGACACTTTTGGTACAATAATTATATATTGCAGTCCTTTTAATTCTTTTGCTTTATCAGAATTAACAGCGGCAATTTCGCCATTACTAAATAATAAAACCTTTTCTCCAATTCTATTAGCCATAGCCTGTGCTTCTTCTTTGGTAGCGTCCATACTCTTCAATCTTGTTATTTTTTTTACATATGCAGATGTATCGTAACCTCTGGCTCTGGCAGCATCCATGTTCTGCTTCAATTCATTTATTTTGGTTTCTGTTTCGGAAGGAGATTGGTCTTGAGTGTTATCCTCCTCAATACAATTATCCATATATTCTTCTGCCTGAGATTTGGTTTTAAATTTTTCATTTTCACCTTTACCTGTAACAAAAAACCAACCGCTATCAGTTCCAACACCTTCTACTATCGAATATCCGCCTTTACGAACAATAACAGTTCCCATAGCATCCTTCATACATTTCTCTGCATCATTCGCCATTGATTCAAATGCTGAAATAGATTCAATAGGAATAGTTTCTTCGTCTCCATTCTCAAAACGGACTAAGCAATTATCTTCATTAACTGAAACAGCAATGGCAGATTCGTTTACATGATTTTCTGTATTAACAACTATCTTAGAGCCTTCGAGGATAGAGTCTTTAGTAGAATCTTTCGTTACAGCCCCATCTTTAAATTTAATACTTAAACTTTGCCCGTTATCATCCCTATAATAATCGGCAAAAATATTTGCGGCCTGTCTTGCGCTTGATTGATCATTTTTCCATGTAGATTTTATTTTCTTACCATTTTGGTATACAGAAATGTCATACCCTCCAGCCTCAGGACTAATTTCAACATAGTCATTGTTTGTATCATCCTTCGTTACCAATCTTCCATCTTTTACTTTCATTCTACTTAAAAGCATTTTATCCTCCTATGCTGCAATTTTCTCAAATTGCGTTCTTGTCATCGTAACTAATTTGCCATTGAAATAAACTTTACATGGCCACTTAACATCTGTTCCAATATCAATAAGCGGAGATGGGTAGCACCTACAGTTCGGACAATTCCCGGCATGATAATGACCGAGTGTCGATTTAATGCCTTTAAGCTGTTCTGGGGCAGGAGGCTCATTCCAATTAACAATTACTCTACTCATTACGTAATGACTATCTCGAACTCTTACATCCTGAGACGTCCTCCAAACATACCAATTGAGACCTAATACTTCTGATCTTGCTTGTGTTAATGCAGTACTAATTTTCGAGGTCTCTGTTCTTGCAATCAAAGTCGCTCTGCTATTTGTTGTCTGTCCAATTCTCTGAATCTTATCAACTAAACTCTCAAACCGTACCCCGGAAACATGCCCTTCCATCAAAACCTTATACGTTTTCTTAGCAGCATCAAGAGGAATAGATTGAATTAAAGAAATGTTTTGATCCACATATACATTCATTAATTCAGATATTCTTTTTGACCTTAATTCTTTTTGTAAAAGTTTATTAATCTTTTGTCCTTGCTTTTGCCACTGTTCAATGCTTTGTTTATTTAGATGGTATACCAAAGTTTTCGCCGCATTTGAAGCGAAGTCCGTAATGGTATGGCTATACTGTGAAAGTCTTTGAATTAAAAACTCTGGCCTTGTTGTTTTAATGATTGTTTCGATATTGCGGACAATAGCATCAAGTCTTTCCTTGTAGGTCTTTTCAATCCATATTCTTCTTTGAAAATCGGCTCTTGCATCTGCTATCATTTGTTAATCAATTTCCTTTGGATCAAAAAAATTTGGTTCTTCTTCTAAAAAATCAGACCAAAATTCCAAATCATCATCGCTGTCTAATTCTTTTTTTCTTTCTTCAGAACAAACAATAATCATTTTTATACTTCCTTTACTGCCTGATAATCATTAACGATACCCAATAATACCGCCTTTCCAACATGCATCCTTATCCCGAAAGGAACCCCTCTTTTGTTAATTCCCCATTCGCTTTTAGTAAACACTGCACCTTTTATTGTAAATTCAGAAATTTCCTTTGCTGTTTTTAAATTATTGAACCGATCCAAATCATTTCCTTTTAATACAATGCCCTTCTTACTTAATAATTTTTGAATTGCCGTTTTTGCCCTTTGAAGATCATCAACATTTCTAAAATCAAACCCGTTTCTTGCCCAAGCATAACCACCTAAAGATAGATCGGCATGTATCTCAATTCTTTTTACCCCTGATTTTTTCATTACATTTTCTATTTTTTTTAATAATGCTGTCCCTATCTTTTTCCCTTGTAATTCGTTTGGAAGTTGAATTAGATCAATTTCCCCTTCTTGATATTTAGGATGAATAAAAAAGGAACATTCTGCTTCAAATTCTTCACCATTTATTTCTTTTTTAGCCTGAATACCAATATGAAACTTCTCCATTTTCTTGCCATTCGAACTAGTCTCTATTTCAACATGGTCAAAATGATCAAAACAAGAACATATTTCATCAAGATCATTTTTAAGAATATTATTTTTTTCCATCCGTTCTCTGACGGCTTCATTTTTATTTCCATTTGATTTAGTTGAACCCTCTCCTTTTTTTACGAACTGTCCCGGATTATCAGGTTGCCCTCTCGGATGTTCTGATTCTTTAAAACCGTCTTCAGTTAGTTCTTCAATTTCCTTTGGGTCAAAACCTAAACCTTCAATAACATCTTCCGGGGTTTCATCCAACTCTTCATCATCATCTTCACTATCATTTATATCTATATCTCGCCAATCAATATCTTCATCAACTGGTTTATCATTAATCATTATGTTGGGAATTAATACATCTTCTTCCATTATAACCTTACCCTCCAATCAGCAAAAACTGCCGGCGAGATATAGCTTTGTAACGCAATTGTTGGCGTATTGCCCAGCTTTGCGCTTACCACTTTAGCAACAGCAATAACTTTCTTCTTGTATTCTTTTTCATTTGTTGGTGCTTCCATTTCATTAACTACTTTCATGGCGGTTGTTGTCCCTACCCAGGTGCGAAAGTCTTTTGTCTTAAATCGGCCGCCATCAAGAGTATGGGTAAAAGAAAGTAATTTATTATAATCGGTATTAAATAATCTTCCTGTGTCTCCAGCTTTCTTTTTCAGCTTTAAAAGAGTTGCCGCCATTGCCTTATCTTCTATTGGGATATGATTCGGAACACCCTTTTTGCCAATAAAAGATAACGCAACTGTCCCATTATCTACAACAACATGCCTGCCTTCTAATGTTGTTGCTCCATAAGCTTTTACCTTGCCTTGCGTTTCTACATTAGAACCAGGGCGAATACCTGTTGCCATTATTAACTTGGTTAATAATGCTTCATTATATGTTTCCGATTTTTGCATCTTTGCATCAACTTCTTTAAAGATTTTATCCATCTTTTTATTTAATTCATTAATGCGAGCAAACTTTGCCTTCGCTTTTTCAGAAGTATGCTTTTCACTATATATTGATTGTCTCCTGCCTTTTGTATCATAGCCGACAACCATTAAAGATCCTTTGGGGTCAGGATTATACGCCACATTTGTCCATGCAGGAGGTATTTTCAGTTTAGAAATATGCTCCGGGACTTTATTCCCTAAAGATTTAAAACCTTGCGTAGATTTAGTTGCCACTGGCGCAGATGTCCCTGTTTCCCCTTTTTTGGCAAACTCACCAGCATTCTTTCCGGACTTTACTCTAGGATGTTTTGATTCCTCAAATTCGTCCTTAATAGAACGAATCTCGGTAAGGATAGTATCAACAACTTTCTTTCTGTCCAATGCACTGCCAAGAACCGCAGGTATCTGAGGGCGACGGAGTTCTTGCGGACCAAGTATTCTTTCTATTTGCTGTTCTAATGTTTCTTTTTCTTTAGTTGCTTCTTTAATAATGAAGTATAAACCAAGCGGCTTCATTATTTTAGACAATAATGAATCTTTGAATCGAATTAATTTATCTTTAACTCCCATTTTCGAGACAATGTTTTTATCTGTACCAATCTCTTCCAATTGGCTCTCTAGATTTGCAATATCATCATGTTCGATACCAATAGAAGCAAGTTCTTGCTCCATATTCTCAAAACTCAAATTGTTATCGCCACCTTCAGGCTCGGTACCAATCATAATAGATTGGTCTGGCAAAGGCTCTTCAACAGCATTTTTTATGTCTTCATCAGTAATATTGGTGAAGATTCCTGTAATTCTACTTTGCTGCTTAAACTCTTTTAATGCGATTTTCTTTGTGATTATGCCGGAACCATAAGCACCAATAACCGTATTTGATACCGCAGTGGCCATGTCTGCCTTTTCCTTGTCGTCCATTTGCCATAACGAATTAAATTCAAATTCAAAATCTTCCGGCATCTCTTTGCCAAGAACAGACATAAACATTATCTGCAATATTCTTGTTAAAGGAGCAAGCATTTGAAAATTTTGCAGCTTATTGATATGGTCGTAATAATTTCTTAAGTCTGATTCTCCCGTTGCAGATAATCCTGCCGGCGATTGACCGAATAAACGAACCAACGGAATGCCTGTTGCTCCAGATATTTGTTGACCAAATTGTATTAATACGTCAGAAACACCACTGAATGTATATTGATGGGTTTCAAATTTATCTTTTTGATCTAATAAAGTAATACCTTCCATTGACTGCAATAAAGCAATATACTGAAACTGCTTTATTACTGCGGACTCTTCAGCGCCTCCTAATGCCAGTGCTTCCCTTAGTCCTTCAATGCCAATTACCCTAAGATATGCTTTATATAACATCTGAGCTGCACCAGTGGTGGCGGAGTCAAATGCTAATAAACGATCCCACATTCTTTCAACTACCGAAAGACCCCAAAGATTCTCGGCCATCTTCTGGTAATAAGGTAATTCAATGCCGTCAAAGCGAATGATGCGGCTATAATGAACCTTTTGCCCCGACATAATTTGATTGCCAGACACAACGCGATAATACTTTGGCATTCCCATATCAGGGCTAATTTCAGTAACGAGCTCTCCAAAACTAGGATCTATTTGCCATCTATCAAGCGTTAATATCCCTTTAAAACTACCTTTTCTTATTGCTTGATAATTGATTGGCTTTTCGTAATCAGCACCTTCTGTTAATATAACACCAATAGCACCGCCATATAAACGAGCCCACTTAATAATTGAAGACAATTGATGCCAGACATTTAATTTGACCAGTGACGACTGAATTTTCTTGACTTCATCGGGATCAATATCGGAATTGATAGTAATGCCTTCTCTGGTCATATCTTCTGCAACTGTATCAACAACTTGTCCTACAATCCATGAAGAACGGTAAGCCGCCTCTAATAAAACGTGGTTGCGGCTTATCTGCGGGTAAAGACTATAGGTGGAATATGCGGACTGGTTATCGGAACCAAGACCCAGCTTGGACATAAAATTGACAAAACTGTCCATCGTATGTTTGTCTTGGGTATATTGTTTTGTGGCTTTTTTAGGCTTTGCCATGCGTTCCTTTAAAAATTTGAAATTATTATATAATTATAAGTTTATATGCTATATCCCCGCTGTAAAGACTTTTTTTCTTTTCTTTAATCTTTTTTATCCTCCGTTCGTTCTATAATAAATCCCTTCAAGATGATCCATCCTTTCCCTTAATACATTTACATGATTACGGATAGACCTTGATTCCGAATCAACTAGAGGCTTAGTGAATATTGATATATAATTGTTCCATTGTTCCACATAAAATTTGAATATTACATTGAAATGCAAAATACAGTTCTTGTTTGTATCAAAAAGAAAATTTATCATTTCCTCTCCTTATCAATTCTTTTATCCTCTCCTTAAATTCAAAGAGAGGCATTTCGTCCATATATCCTATATAACCTTGTGTATTATAATGAGCAAGATACGCATCTCTTGCTGACTGCAAATCATTAAACCCCAACATAACCTTATGCTCATCAAATGTACCATCAACCTTAGATTGATGCATTATAAATACTTTGTCTGAAACTGGGTTGGGGCCGATAAAACAATCTAAAGAATCGCCATCTGCCCCTTCTACACCACAGATATAACCATAAGGATAAAAGAACTTTGTTTTCCACGGCCTGCCATTTTCGTCGATGCCTTCTCTAACAGAGCCGACAGGATTCTCTATGGCGATATTAATTCCATTGAAGTTAACTGTTTGTATTCCTCTATCAGACATTTTATTTTCTCTCTTTTGATACTGGAGCTACAATTTCTGTTATAATTAATTTATATCCTTTTTCCTTGGTAAGTTCTTCCTTAAAATCAGAAGTGTGCAAATCTGTCTTTGCAACTGGAGCTTCGGGCAAATTATTATCTGCAACAATAACTGCCCTTCTTATTCCTGCTTTTTGCAAATCAATATTTACCTTTGTCTTTTTTGCAATAACCCTATTCTCTAGTCTATGCCTCCTGGACATTTTATCAAAAACTGTTGATCGCAATAAAAGCCTCATATTATTTTCCTTCCATTTGTTTCAGTTTGGTGTAATAGTCAGGCATCTCCGATAAATGATCTTTTGCAATTGCCTTCGCTATATCCTCATTATCTGTGTGTTCTTTCTCTACTTCTATCCCCATTGCTAATTGGCCCGAATCAAATTCTTCGTCTGGAATATCGTTGTGTTTGCCAATTCCGGCGTATTCAGTTTTGTCTCCGTTTGTTCTCGTAATAGACTTAATGAAGAAAGAGCCGTCTCCATCAAAACCAATTTGTTCCGGATTGTCCCCATCGGGATCAAGTACGCCATCAAAGGAATGCCCAGGATCAGCAAGCTTCTTTATCTTCTGAATACAATCAAACAAAGAGTTGTCTTGATCTTTAACAACAACGATAATGGTTGAATATCCATCGTCTCCATCTTTATTCTTATTGTCTTTAATTTTTGAATAATAAAATCCTCTTCCCTTTTCTCCATAAGGCATATAGGTCTTAATATACCCTTCTTTATCCGGGAAACTATTAAACGCTTTTCTTTTTTCTGTAGGGCTTTCTTGCTCTTTTTTAGTTGAATTTCTAATAAAAATTATTTCTTCACCGTCTTTGTTCTTTGCCTTCAATACCTCTTCAGCATCTTTCTTCTCCCAGTACTTATCAATCTTATTCTTTACATCATCTAATGACCCTTTATAAACTGTTCCATCACTATTACTTCTTGCCTCAAACTCATTCGTCCCTGCTTTATACAGCATGAAGCTTTTATAAATCGTATCTGTAACCTTTGCTTTATTAATAAACCTACCATCTTTAATTCCAACTTTATCACTTAGCATTGCTTTCTCCTTACTTTAAATTCCAAAACTTTGATTTATAACCTGTTGTCATTTTTTCCGATAAATGTATCTCTGTTGATATTACTCCTTTAACAACATCATCAACAGAATAGACTGCTATGTTTTCACCTATATCTCCCGCCATCTTGTAATGGTATGGGCAAAAATAATGACCTATTGCCTTCTCTTTACATTGCTCCCCCGACTCTTCATCTATCCATGTGCATCGTCTTTCTGTTTTGACAAATCTTTCGCTTTTTCTTTTTATTACAACACCCTTTTTCCCGCCAGCCAATTCAACCTCCTACAACGGCAGCAAAGCTCACCTTGCCAAAGATTAGGTCCTCTAGACCATATCGAATAGAATCTATACTATGGTTGAATTTATCGACTAAGATAGGTAATATCCGTGGTCTACCATTACTATCCAATATTCTATCGTCTACTTGATAACTGTAATTATTGAACTCGTCTGCAACATGTTTGCATCTTGTATGGATATGAATCCTCCTAAACTGCTTCATGTAAGAAACGCCATCTTGAACAAACCCTTCTTTTGTCCCAGATTGCTGCTTCTTACAAGCAATTATTTTAAATCCCTGCCTGCGAACGTAACTAATTGTCTCTGGTCTTGCGCTATCTGCAACTATCTTGTATTTTCTACTCTCGTCAACGGTATCAAATAATGTGGGGATATTATCTATTTCTGTTCCAAACCCATATGCTTCTTGATCTACCCACAACTCATTATCTTCAATATAGAAACGAATTAGAACTGTGGGATCTTCTGAGAATCCCCAGTCGGCACCAAATCTAAGTTTTGCATTTCTTGGTGTTTCAAAGTCTTCAATAACATATTTATTCTTGAAAACCAGTGCATCGCTAATCTTCTTTGGCTTACCTTCCCATATATTTAAATAAGCTTCGTAATCAACTTGTTTGCACCATTCCATCTCTCTCCTTAATACTTCTGGAAAGAATGGATTATCGTAATAATTAACTAATCGGGAAATACAATCGGGCGGTGGGTTTGTAACGAATCTTTGGTAAGTGGCATCTTGTTCCTGTCCTGTATTCCAAGACAACCATATCTCTGAACTTTCTAAATGCTCACCTGTTCTAATAGTGGGGCTTAATGTTTTCCAGCTTTCTTCGCTAACATTTTGAGCTTCTTCTACCCAGCAGATATCAATTCCTTCCATTGACTTTATTTCAGAAATATTAAAGCGAATACCTTTGAAGATAAATTCTGTTCCATTATTACCAAGAATGGTAGACTTTTGAACATCAAACAGTTCTCGAACACCCAGTTTATTAATTCTTGTTTCGAGTAATTGATGAACAGATTCTCTAATAGAAGATTGAAGCTCTCTAGCACATAAGATGCGAAGTGGCCTTTGGGCAGACAATAGAATTAAAGCGTCTGCAAAGGCATATGATTTAGCCCCTCCCCTGCCTCCATAAAAAGACTTATAACGAGCAGGAATAAATAGCTCTTGAAAAGCTTCTGGAATATTGATTTGTATTTGAGTCTTATCTGCCATCAGGACTATTGTAT